TGTGACCACGCAATTGATGGTTTGTCATACCGATGAACGATATACTCCAGCCCCCGCGCAACTTGTTGCGGGGCTGGGGTACCAGGCTTGGTGTTTAATACTTGTGCTATGCCATAGGCTGTTGACTTGGGGTTATCCGCATCATGTTTCCATGCTGACTCTTTACCCCATAGTTTCATCAGTGCTTTATGTTCGCTGCGATTCCATTCAGGGAACCACATTTTCATGTATGAAACAGCATACAACTTGGCTGCGTATGGTGTCCATACTTTAGGTAACTTATGTTCGTTATAACATAGGTCGTTAACATGCTGAGAGTAATGCTTAAGTGGTAAACCTATTAGCGTGGTTAGTGTTAGCAGCATGCTGCTGCCTATTGCTATCCATTTTCTTATCTCTTTCATGACTATCTCCTAGTCTTCGTCTCCGTACATACGGTCAGGCTCATTACACACACACTCATAGATGAAGCAACTACACTGGTCGCATTCATCTGATTGCCCTGTTGCTACAGGGTCATCTAGTGGTGGCTCATAAGTCATCGTAACAAACCCCACATACCCATTCAGCATAGACTGCTATCATCTCTGACATTGGTGTCTGTTCTTCACATCGCCAGCATGCAATAGTATCTTCTTCTTCGTTTAATATCTTGTGTAGCACTGGCGTTAATGCTCGTGCTGCTGCATCTAATTTATCTTGCAGTTGTTTGCTCATTGTACATTCTACCTTGTGTCAATTGCTTATGATATATTTTCATAAGTAATTGTATAGGTTCTTCTTCTTTGACTAATGACTCAATAGATACTTCATACCTGTTGCATAGGCGCAACAGGTTTTCAAGCGTTGGTTTTCTATCTCCTCTTTCCCAACTGCCTAATGTCATTGGGGTTACTCGTGTAATTCTAGATGCTTCGCTTAGCGTCAAGCCTTTGGCTTGTCGTATTGCTCGCAATCTTTTGCGTACAGTTCTATAGGTTGGGTTCATCTTCTACTCCTGCATCTTGTAGGTCACCTGGTTCAGGTATAGTTTTATCTGTTGGCATTAGAACGGTACCTCCACATGTTTCTCGCATGACTTGCGCCATGCTCGTAGTCTTTGCTTGAGGAATCTGTTTTCATTTAATAACTGTACGTTAGCAAACGCTAGTATAAACATCATGATAATACTAGCACCTAATGCTATACTTATAGCAACTAGGTCACCGTATGATAGTGTCATAATTTTCTCTCTCTCTTGTACGTAGGTTAAATGTAAATCTAAACTTGTGCATCGCTGCCGATTACGGGAAGTCCCCGCCATAAAAAAACGGAGAGTGAGTGCTATCTTAGCCACCCACTCTCCTGTTTTTATAGAACCTCTACTGCGTGTACTTCTAGTTGGTAACGGAACTCATCGTTGCCACCAGTCTTAGACTTAGCAACCCACTGTGTTAGTCGTCCAGTTAGTGTCACTGGTGTGCTTTCAGGCTTACCCTGACGAGCCTTATCTAACGCGACTAGAGTCTCGATTACCTCTGGGTCTGTGGCTTTGATGCCTACGCCTACTACGTACTTTGGTGAGCCTACTGCGTCACCGTTACTCATGCGTGGTACATCACGCTGGCTAATCCAGCCAATGATTTGCGTACCGTATTCGTTTGTCTTGATGCTCTTGTCAGTGAACGCCTTGATTGTGCCACTAACAGTTAGTGTATTTTGTAACATGTCTTTCTCCTTGTTTAGTAGTTAGTTGGTCAGGGTTGCCCCTGTCACCAGGACAGGGGTACCCTGTTGTTCCTATATTAAGTTGTTTTCCAGTGGTTTGTCACATGATTGACAGTCGTTGAACAGTTTGGGGGTGAGTATGTGACACCACTGACACTCACGCTCGCGTGATAGTTGTGTGTAGTCCTCAAGTTCCCATAGTTCTTCATACACGCCACCATCCATGAGTTGCACGATTGGTGGTGTGAACTCCTTGCGTATCAACCATGGGTCATCCTTATCTACGAACTCAACTGCCATCGCAACGAGTTTGCACTGGTCGTCCCAGTCTTCGGTCATCTTAGCCTGCCAGCGTTGGACACCCATGACCACTTCGGATGCCACCCAGTCACTGCCAGATGGGTTATCAACCCTATGCATGGGACGCTTGTATTGGTTACTGCCCTCGTCCACGAGGTCGTGGGCAGTAGCATCATCTCGTCCCTCTTTGTTCTCAACACAAGTTTCGCACATGCTTCCGCCTTGGAAGCCTGCGAGTTTGTCTCTTTCAATAACCATGCACTCGTAACACTGTGAGGTTATGTTTATACCGATTGATTCGTTCATTTTGTTAACTCCCATTCTGGTGTCCACATTCTTTTTTGGTCTCCGTAGTAGCAGTACAGACATATGTATTCATCGTCTGGTAGTGCTACCATATTGTCACCGAGCCATGTGTATCCAGACTGGCACTCAACGCATGTGTATTTTGGCACTGTCTTTCCTTTCGTCCTGTATCCACCCGATGTGAATACGCGTATATCAATACTCCTAAGTCATTCAGACAGCGCATATGCGCTGGATGCGGGGCGAGGCTGAGGTACGAAGACTCGGCAGATGCGTTGGGTGTAGGCGAAGGCGACTAGATTCTGAAAGAATCGCCGAGCCGCAACCCACGCTGAGAGAAATCGTGACTGTTTTGCTCTGCTGAATAAGCAGAGTAAGGAACGATTTGACGACGGAGTATGATAGGAGCATTGCAGGAGCATGAGTCCGAGCATGGCGTAGCATGGCGCATGAGCGACGAGCGAAGCGGAAGGAGCGAAGTAGACAGGCTCGACAGGCTGGCGAAAGTCGAGCGCGAATGCGCGAGCAAAGCCCCATGGTGGCGGATGATGGCGAGACGCCCGAAGGGCTTGAGGCAGCGTCCGACAAGCGAACGGAGTGAGCGGCCAGAGACGCGTGGTAACGCGGCGGGGCGATGACGGTGCGACGCTTAAAGCGCCGAAGCAGCAGGCGTGGCATAGACACGCCAGATGCTTGGACAGACGCAGTGCGGTAGCAGGGCTGAGGGTTTACCAGCCATTGCCAGGGCATAGGTTCATAGGCGGATAGATATTATTTATTCTATCAGCCCCCCACATGTATTTGTTTTTATGTGGGCAGACAGTGCACTGTGACAGTATCTCCAGTCTACAGTTCTGTCGGCAGACTATTAATAAATCTAGGGGCTACAGACCCTAGGTTTATTAATTTGCTTGGTCCTTTGTATAGGTATCTCTACCTAGAAATATTTCTGTATATAGTTACAGGGGGCATATAGACTGTTATTTAACTGTTTCTATTAAGTAATAAAATAGTTCAGAATAAATCGTTCGTTTTACCTGTTTGAACGGATTAAGTATATATAGAGAGTAAAATAGTTCAGAACTCTTTTTAGAGAGTTCTTCACTCTGTTACAGTATACTGTACAAACATACATCTGTATGGCGGGGGGACTCTGCCACAAAGGAGATAAACGTGGCAACACCAGCGCACAAAGGATTTAAAAAGGGTGGGGAGCACCACCTCGCAAAGGAAGTAACCCAGGCTAAGGCAGATGTTATTGCTAGGGTCAAAGAGGGTGTACCTGTCCAAGCCGCCATGGTTGCGGCAGGTAAGAAACCAGATACGGTCCGTCAATGGATGAATCGTGACCCTGAGTTCGCCCGTGCCTTGGAAGAAGCCAAAGAGCAGGGTAGTAAGCAATCCTTTACCGCTATGGGCGTTGAGAAGGAATCTATCCCATTTGCCGATTTCTCTAAGATGTTTTTTGACCAGACGGTCTTTCCCCATCATCAAGACTGGGTAGACCTACTGGAGGGACGCGAGCCTTCGTGGCTCCACCCTTCTATGATTTATGAGCCAGGCGAAAACAACCGCCTGCTGGTGAACGTGCCACCTGAGCACGCTAAGTCCACGGTCATTACCGTGAACTACCCGACTTACCGCATCGCTCTCAATCCTAACATCCGCATCATCGTGGTATCGAAGACATTGAATAAGGCACGCGAGTTCGTATATGCTATCAAGCAACGATTGTCACATCCCCGCTGGCTCAAACTGCAGACCGCTTATGGTCCTGAGGGCGGTTGGAAACAAGACGCTGATACTTGGCGTACCGATACTGTCTACCTTGGGGGCGATGCGCGTAACTCTAGCGAGAAGGACCCAACCCTTCAGGCGCTAGGTATGGGCGGCCAGATTTACGGTGCCCGTGCCGACCTCATCATTCTTGACGACTGCATTACTACTGCCAATGCCCACGAGTGGGATAAGCAGATGGACTGGTTGCAGAAAGAAGTTATTACCCGTCTGGGCAAGAATGGTAAACTACTAGTTGTAGGGACACGGATTGCCGCAAATGACCTTTATAAAGAACTTCGTAATCCTAAGCATTGGTCTGGTGGTCGGACTCCGTTTACTTATATGGGTATGCCTGCTGTACTTGACTATGCGGAGGAGACGGAAAATTGGGTTACGCTCTGGCCTGAATCAGATGTTGCCTGGGATGGCGATTCTGACACACCTAAAGAAAACGGGTACTATCCCAAGTGGGATGGTCCAGCACTCTTCAAGAGACGCAGCGAAGTTACACCTTCGACATGGGCTTTGGTATACCAGCAAGAAGACATCCAAGAAGACTCCATATTCCCGCCTGCACTCGTGCAAGGAGCGACCAATGGGATGCGCAAGCGAGGACCGCTAAAGGCTGGTGCTGCTGGACATCCACCTCAGGTTGAGGGTTTACATACTGTAATTGGATTTGACCCTGCTATGGCAGGTAATGCTGCATTTGTTGTAGTTGCATACAACAGAGCAGATGGAAAGATTTATGTGTTGGATTGTATCAACATGGAAGAACCAACACCACAAAAGATTCGGGCGACAATTGAAGAACTGGTTATCAAATACAAACCGCAAGAGTTCCGCGTTGAAATCAACGCCCACCAAAAAGCCTATTCCCTTGACGAAGAACTACGGGGGTGGCTCGCTGGATACGGCGTACGCCTTGATGCTCACTTCACAGGGAAAAATAAATGGGACACTTCTTTTGGTGTTGCGTCAATGTCTAACCTCTTTGGCACAGTCCGCGAAGAGAAGTTCCAGAAAAACAACATATTAGAATTACCTTCATCTGAAGGTTCTGAAGGTATCAAAGCCTTAACTCAGCAACTACTAACGTGGAAACCTGAGACTAGGGGTAAGACCGATACCGTCATGGCTTTATGGTTTGCCATCATTCGCATCCGCGAACTGATGCAATCTGCGAGCCGAACATCGCAGTACGCAAACAATCGCTGGGCAACTCGTGCTCAGATGAACCAACGCCTTGCAGTAAACCTCGATGAGATGTTTGCAGAGCAATGGCAAGAAAACTTCGGATAAGGAAAACAAATGCCAGTACCAATTATAGCAGCAGCGGCTGCAGCGGCTGCAGCGCGACTTGCAGCAAAAAAAGTAGGGCAAGCAGCAGGTAAGCAAGTTGTAAAAGCAACTTTAGGAAAGCAATCTGCTGCAAAGTACGCAGCACAAAAGGCTGCGTCAAATGCTAAAACTGTTGCTACTTCAAGTAGAAATGCAAAGAAAGCAGCCGAAACAAGGGCTGCACTCAAGGCTGCAAAAAGCAAGCCACCTCTTGCAACTCCTAAGTCTAACGTAACAGTAAAGCCTGCTGCTAAACCAGTTGGTAATCCACCTAATTCTGCAAAAATGGAAGCAGAAAAAATTTCAAGTTATTCACGTGGTGGTAGGTTTGGTCCTCTTGGTAAAGATAAAACTAAGCGAGTTGTTAGTTCAAAAAACCCAACAGCAAATGCCAATCGTACTCGTTCTGGCAATAAAGCAAAATAATTTTTTAATCAACCGTTAGGACAATAATGGCATTAACAATAGAGCAGGTAACGGCACGGGTTGAATCCCTTCGTTATCGTAATCACGAACGTGATGCACGCAACCTTGATGTACTTGCCGTACGTAAAGGAAAGATTGCTCAGGTATATCCTAACTTTTTTCCAGAAGGTGTTGATGCTAACGTAGTAGCAAACTTTATTGACATTGTTGCTCGTGACCTATCTGAAGTTATGGCTCCGCTTCCAGCGGTTAACTGTTCTGCAGCCAATCAAGTATCTGATAGAGCACGTACCTTTGCTGACAAGCGTACTCGTATTGCCTCTAACTATTTCCAACACTCAGACCTAGCAGTACAGATGTACTCAGGTGCTGACTGGTACCTAACATATGGATTCGTCCCATTCATTATTGAATTAGACGATGAAGCAAAACTGCCACGTATCCGCATAGAAAATCCTATTGGGGCTTACCCAGAGTTTGACCGCTATGGACGTTGTGTGGCATTTGCTAAACGTTACTCTTTGACACTTGGAGAACTAGTATCTCAGTTCCCAGAGTATGATAGAGAATTGCTTGGAGAAGATGGTTACAAGCAGGACCTTAATGCACAGATTGAAATGATTCGTTACTACGATAAAGACCAATCTATCATTTATGTACCACGCAGAAGTAACCTAGTTCTTTCTCAGGCTGCTAATCCGCTTGGTAAGATGATGGTTGTTGTAGCACGTAAGCCATCTATTGATGGTGAACTACGTGGGCAGTTTGATGATGTACTAGGCATTCAGTTGCTGCGCAACCGATTTGCATTACTTGCAATGGAAGCAGCAGAGAAGTCAGTACAGGCACCAATTGTTCTACCACAAGATGTACAAGAACTTATGCTTGGTGGAGATGCTGTTATTCGTACAGCCAACCCAGCAGGTGTTCGCCGTGTAGAACTTACTTTGCCACAGGGTGCATTTACAGAACAACAGGTTCTTAACCAAGAACTACGTGTTGGTACACGATACCCTGAATCTCGTACTGGAAACATAGATGCTTCTATTGTTACTGGTCAAGGAGTACAGGCTCTTATGGGAGCCTTTGATACACAGGTTAAATCTGCGCAAGCAATTTTTGCTGCAACACTTCGGGACATTATTAGTATTTGCTTTAATGTAGATGAAATGATTTACCCAGAAGAAAAAACAATTCGTGGAGTAGATTCAGGTTCACCTTATGAGATTACATACAAGCCAACTAAAGACATCAAGAGCGATTATTCTGCTGATGTTCGTTATGGCATGCTTGCTGGTCTTAACCCAGCGCAAGGTCTTATCTTTATGCTTCAAGCACTTGGAGGAAAACTCATCAGCCGAGATATGGCTATGAGAGAACTACCATTTACAGTTAACGTAACACAAGAATTAGAAAAGATTGAAATTGAAGAAATGCGCTCTGCGCTACTTGGTTCACTTACGGCATATACACAAGCAATTCCACAGATGGCTACTCAAGGTCAGGATGCTTCAGATGTAGTTCGTAAGATTGCTGCGGTAATAAAGGCTCGTCAAAAGGGACAAGCATTAGAAGATGCAATAGAAGAAACCTTTGCTCCGCAGCAACAGGTTCCTCCTGCTGGTGAACCAACTAATACGGTTGAGCAAATGTCCCCTGCTCCCGCTGGTCCGCCAGCAGGAGGTTCTCTAATGCCAGAAGCACTACAGGCTAGACCAGATTTGCAAACAATGTTAAGTAGTTTAAGCGGTGGTGGACAGGCAAGGTCAGCGGTAAGTACTACTAGAGAACGAGCAATTTAAGGAGTAACCATGGCAACACCTCGTAAGAGAGCCGCAAAGGTTAAAACAGTTGCTGATGAAGGTTACTCAAAGTTAGACCAGTATGCAATCGAATTGCATGAATTTTTTAAATCATTACGCAGGGCAGGATTTACAGTAGATAATGCTTTGTATATTCTTTCTGCAAAGCAAGCGTATCCTGAATGGATGCAAGGCGTAACAATTGAAGATATTAGAAAACACATAGAGGACGAGGAGGACGAGTAATGGCAGAAGTATCAGGACCAGGAGAACAGTCTAAGCGCACAGACTTAGGTGTACTTAAGCAGAGCACACAGCCAATACAAGCCACTCAACCAATGCAGTCATACACTGGTGGCGAATACGGTAATAATAAATCTATGGCAATGCAACAGTCTGCTGCACCATTAGCAGGTAGTCCAACACCAGCAATGCCAATGCCAGAAATGCCACCAATAGTGGGATTAGATGCACCAACACGGTTTCCAGATGAACCTCTTTCTTATGGTGCAAACTATGGTGAAGGTCCAGGACTAGATACTTCAGGTATACGTGGTATGGGTCAACCTACTATAAGAGAAGCGGTTTATCGTGCAATGCAGTTTGACCCTAGTGGAGAATTAGAAGCGATTTATAACAGATTGAACCAATAATGTCAGGTCTTTATCCAAATAAATTACCTGCTACATCTAAAAACTTTAATCCAAAATATGTTGAATATAACCCAGGTCTTTATGCTGCCATAAATGCAGGACAACCATCACCAGAAGATGCTTTTCAAATGGCTGAGATTCAATATCTTCAAGCAAAACATGCTGAACTAAACAACATGAAAAATATAAATGCTGCTAGAAAACAATTTTCAGAACTTGCACCTGCTATAAAAGAAAATATTGTAAAGTTAAATCCTGACTATGAATATCAGGCTGCTCCTACCTATCTAGCCCGTGTTGGAGAAAGTCTAGGAGGCGTAAAAAACTTTGCTTTGTCACCTTTTCAAACAACAGGAAAATTAATAACTGGTCTTTATAATACAATATTAAAGACACCTTATAATATAGTAACTGGTGCTGCAGAAGAACTTGTTAAAGATGTAAAAGCAACAGATTTAAATACTGCTATGGGTCAAGTTAATTTTCCTGCCGCCGCATCTTATCTAACAACTGCAAAGTCTTGGCAAACTGCATGGACTGGTAAAGATAACTGGCGTGAAAATGATGTTAGAGTTATTGATGAAACTCATGGCAAAGGTTTATCTGCATTAATTCGTGGACAAATAGATGGCAAAAAGCCAGGAGACATCTACCGTGAATACGGTGGATATAGTTATGAAATGCAAAGTGCAATTAGTGCACAAAGTGATTACAACGCGTATCTATTTGGTGTTGCTACTAATCAAAAAGAAAAGTATCCATTAACTATTGCAGGCAAGGCATACGAAACTGCACTCTCTGATATAAGTTCTAAACAAAAAAACTTTGGTAATGACTTAACAAATCTTATGAATAAGAATCTGCCACCATCAAAGGTTGGTCGTATTGGTCAATTAATATTTAGTTCATTCCGTAATCCATTATGGGCAACATATGAAGATAGAGTAGCAGCAGGAATTGAATCAAAAGAAGTTAATGAGTGGAGAATTGCTAATCCAAATCCATTCTCAACAGGCAAACAAACATCTGACCCATCTGGATTTTTTCAGTTTGAATACGAATTTGTTGCAGACCCACTAACGTGGCTTACTGGCGGTGGCTCTAAGGGATTAGGTTATTCTGAAAAACTAATAAAAAAGTTTAATGATGCTGGTGCTGCTGGTGTTTCAAATGAAATCCGTGTTGCAGACCTTTTCAAGAATGAAAGATTCTCTAGTATTCATTCTCGCTTAATTGATGAGATAAACATCTTACGTTTAGCCAGAACTAATAAAGTAGATAAGAGTGCTGCTTACTTATCGCGAGAAAGAATTAAACAAAACTTTCCACATTATGATAATGATGTTACAATTAAACATCTTCTTGACACTAAAGTTCTTAATAAAGAAGGCGTAGAAGTTAATGTAACAGATTTAGAAACTTTAAAAAGTTTCTTTATTCGTGGTGAAATGATTGATTACATTACACATGGATTTAGAAACAATATAGGTTACTTTAATGACAATCATATTATGCTTGAAAGGTCTACTAGGTTAATAACTGATAGATTTAGAGCAAGATTTGAACGCATCGTTAATAATGCAGATGTATCTAAGCCTACTGAAATATTGGCAAGTGGTGAACTTAGTAAAAAAATGCAAATTGTTACAGATGCATTTGCTAATGCTGGTACTTTTCCAACAAAACTTATCGATGACCCTGAATTAGTAGCAACAGTTAAGGCTTTAACAAAGCATGGCAGCGTTATTCAAAAAACATACAATAAAGCAATGGCTGCTCACCCAGGAAATGTTGTAATTCATACATCTAATGAGTTTGTTGACAGTTCTTTGTCTGCTTATAGGGATTTTGCAAGAATCCTTACTGGAGATAAGGCAATGGCTAATTTAATGGCTGAGGTTTATTTAGACCTACCACCAGATGACAGATTTAATATGCTTTATAGCACGGTTAAATATTATCTTGATAGAATTGGCGCTCCAGAACACTATCAACGTGAAGTACTAGAATCTACTTTTGGTGATGTTGCTGGTTTTGGTCCAGTACCAGAGTTTAAGGTACCAACACATCTTATTGACGATACAGAATTACGAGTGGCACCTGGTACAAGTCAGCCACTTCATTTAACACGTGGCATTAGCATGCCAAACTTTAATAAAATACATAAAGATTTGTACGATATTACTGGTTGGGACAAATTTGGATTAAAGTTTGTTAAGTCTCTTACTTATTCTACTTTTGCTAACATTACAAATGGTTTATGGAGTTTGTTACTTTTGTTCCCACAGATTGCAGCAAAGGGAGCAACTGATGAGGCTGTACTTAATGGACTTACAAACTCTTACAAGTCAATCTTTAATATACTTACCCGTCAAGGGGCAGCAGCATCTAATGTACGTGCTGCAGTTACTGGTAAAGAAGAAACAATAGGTTTAATTAAGGCTAGAATATTAGGTGATAACTCACCACATAAATTGATTTCACCTAGCATGCGTGCAAAAATGCAGCAAGATGTTTTAGTAAAAGAAGCAACAATCCTTCCTAGTGGAAGACAAGTAAATGCTGATGAATGGGTTAGTGCTGATGAGTTCCATGGTGCTACATACTTAGAGCGCTTAGTTTCTATGGGTATTGCTAAGTATGGTGGAAAGTTATCTGATGATGCCAAAAAGTATTTGGCAAGTGAGTTAGCAAATAATTCTCACTCTATGCACGCACATTCGTTATCTTCTG